GGCTGTACCAGCAATAGTACGAATACCGTCAGGACTCAAGAACAAAAGGTCACCACCAATTTCTTGAATGCTATAGCCTGATAAACATCCTACGTTTTCTGTAATAGGGTCGATGCGTATATTAGAAGAATCGTTAATGTTTATAAGCTTATGAATGCTGTTTTTAGCAAACACAATCAAATCAGTACGGAATCCACGAATGCCTTGAATTTGATCTGATATAACTACTGAGCCAGCACCAGTACCCGTAAAGTTATCAGGATCGTTGTAAACACTGTAGTAAACTGTATTTAAATTGTTTTCTACGCCTGCTGCAATAAGATGGTGGTCGTGGTTGGTTATGTACTTAACGCCGTTAGTGCCATCTACTGTAATTTCATATGCAAAAAATGTACGAGTTGTAAGCGCACCAGTGCCTTCCATACGGAACGAGTAAAGCTTGTTAGCACCGTCTGCAATGATCAACTCGCCATAGTCGTATGTCGCACCTTCAAAGAGTGCGAATGAGCATTGACCTTGACCTGTTCGCGTTAAGGCAGTGCGGCCCGTAAAAGCGGTATAGTTATCACCACCAACAGCCACACTGTCTCTATTAATTTGTAGCCACGTTGAGCCATCAAGACTAAAATGTATATCAGTGCTTGAGCAGACAACTACGCCATCGCCATACACAAAAATCCCAAGAATATCATTGTCACTATTGGGACGTGTATCACCATATTGCGTAAAGCCATTAATGCGTCGATAGCCGCCATCAGGATCTACCTCAAAGTTTCTAAGTCGTGTAGCAAGTCCGGGCTGTCGAAGCATTTCAAGCTGGTTGAGGTTGGTGTTTAGACCACCTCTACATGAAATGCCAAAGGGCTGAGACATTATACAAACCTCATACGGTCATCTTTAAAATATCCGGGCGTAGGCTCCATTAAATGAAGTTTCATTAAACGTAATCCACGTTTATAATCTTCCAGAGCAAAGGCCGCTTCTTGTGTATTTTCTTTAAACTGATGTACATAATATCTAGCTCTTGCAAGCAAAACTGTTTTATATACATCTGGAAAAACTATTTCATCACCAAAAGCTGAAAGTTCTGTAGGTAATACGTAAGCATAAAACCAAACACGATATACTTTATCAGGTATTGCGCTTAGTCCAAACTTACGATTATCAGGACTTTTAATTACACGGTCAGGTACACCATATTGCTGAGTATCTGCATCATCTAAGTTTTCTGGAATACGTCGATAGTCTTTCCAAGATTCTATAGTAGTAAAACGCAAGTTACGTGCAACATAAGGTGCTGTTTCTCCTGATACACCTACAGTAGTTAAATAAAAGTTATCCCAATCAACATAACCATAGTCAGTGGTTAGAGAAGAACTAGAAGGTTTTAAATTATACCAACGCTGTCCTGCCACAGTTTCTACATACACATTGCCGTACATAGGATCTGTTTCACCACTTAAATTAGCTGCTAGAAAAGGCCACTGAGGTTCTTCATTAACTATATCAAAGTAAGCCCTATTGACTACATCTTTGACATGTTGTTGAATGCCAATAGCACCAGCAAAAGTTGCAGAAGTCAACGCAACCTCATTTAGCTCCCGCAGAAGTTCGTTGGTTATTTGTAGATATGTTGCAGCCATTATTTATGTACCTTTTGAACCTCAAAGGTTGCTGATTTACTTGCACCCTTATGAGGCTTATAACCGTCTTTAGGATCTTTCATAAGCCTGTAAGACTTGCCGGACTTCATCCAGTGATAGCCTTTAGGAGCAGCTACTTTCACTTCATTGAGTTCCGTGGTGATTTAGTACTGCACATTTTTTCCATATCTTGTACAGAAGCATAGCCGCCTTTATTATACATAGAGCGTCCACCGCCCATCTTACCTTCACGTACCATACTGCCGTACATCATTCCTTTCTTTTTATCTTTGCCGTACATCATTAGTCTTGCTCCATTGAAAAAGTTTTACTAATTGCTCTAGCGCCTTCAAACTCTGTAGCGCATTCAGGGTCAGAGTCTTTATTAAAAATTTTATCAAAGTTATCTTTATAACGTGCGTAATTAGTTCCTTTACGGATTCTACTGCCTTTACCAGCAATAGTTTGTCTCATCATTAACGGCTTTGCATCAGATCCAAGTTGGGGCATTATAATCTCCAGTAAAAAGGAAAGGGGCCACCGAAGCAGCCCCCACCTAAAAAGGTCTAGTCGATACCGTAGAAGGCTTTAACCAGAGCTTCTGGTCGCAGTACCTTAGCACCGTAAACGTGTAGACCACGAACAATGTCACCAAAGCTATCTGGGTCACGGATGACCTCAGTGCTGGTGATCGTTTGAGCCGTTGCCGTAGAAGACATGTGACCAGCCAGACATTGACCAGCAGCAAGAGATACCGCAGGAATGTTGTTTGACTTGTACATATCAAAACCACGCAGCTTGCCAGAGCTTACCAAACCATTACGGATGGAGCCTTGACCAGCGTTGAAGTCTACGTTCAATAGCTTAGAGCTAGACTGAGACAGTACTTCGTAGAACTCTGGTGAAGCTACGAACCAACGGCCTTCTTCTGGAATGTTCTGTTCGTCTAGCAAACGTGCCATACGTGCCATAATATCCAGAGGATCATGCTCACTGGCACCAAAACCAATGTCTAGGTTACCAGTACCGTCAAAAGTACCTGCTGCCAAATCAGTAGCATTATCCGAACCAAGTACATGGTCAGGAGTAGCAGTAGATACACCAGCAAACATCGTTGCCAGTACACCTTCGTCAAAAGCATCACGCAAAGAGTAAGCTGCTGAAGACGTAGCAACGTCACGGAAGTTAACGTGAGACATATTAGTTTCAATGTCATCTACGATGAACTTAAATGCGTTAGCAGTGTCAACAACCAGAGTTACTTCTTGGTCGGTCAACTTCGTAGCGGTCACATCTTGACCACGCTCATACTGATAAACAGTAATTTCAGGCTCTTTGATGATTCGTACACTATCACCAAACGCTGCAATTTCACCTGCATAGTCGGTGTTAGTAATTGCTTCAATCACAGAAGCCTTACGGAAAAAGTTTAGTACCTGCTTGGAATAAACTTTAGGTAGGAAAAACGAGTTGTTTTGTCCTGCAACAGAGTTACCAAAGTTAGCATTGGTATCTGTAGCCGGTTCAAAAAATTGGTCACTTACATTATAAGCCATGTTAATATTCTCCTAATAACACAAATTAATTATGCTACTACGCGACCCTCCATCATTGCTTGCTTAATATCATCTTCATATTTATCAAACTGATCTAGGGACATAGCAGCGATTTCCCGTTCAGTCCAAATCTTAGGTTGTTTAGCATCTATAGTGGTTGTTTTGGTTGATACCATATCTGCTGCCGAACCTTGAGGTTTTTGCTTGGACTGTTGTTTAGTTTGAGTCTTGCCAGTTTCTAACTTATAAAGATCAATAGCTTTCGATGCCAAAGCAACATTATCAGGATTGTTATAAATCCAATCCTGAATTTGCTCAGGTTGCTGCTGCGCCCACTCATGGAACTGCTCATCCCCTCTGATTTCATCAAAATCTGGATGGCGCTGTTGTAGAGTAGCTTCAGCCTCTCTACGCATTACTTCAGCCTCACGCTGACGCATAGACTGTAGTTGCGCTTCAAGTTCTGCCACCTGCCGTTGGCTCTGCATATGTGCTACAGATTCAACAGTATTGTAAAGATCAGGATACTCCTGCTTAAAACTTTCTAACTCTTCTTCAGACTTAGGCGGTTCATAACGGGGCTGTGCTTGTTGAGCCATCGCAAGGAGTTCTTGTTCCTTTTGTTTAAACTCTCCAAGTTTCTGATCATAATGACGCTTTAAATCATCGTATCGCTTTTTATAATTAGTCCTTTTACGAGGTTGATCCTCTTCTTGCTCAGGGGCCTCTTCAAGGGTAGCCTGAGGTGGTTCAAAAAATAATCCATCTGCATTGCCCATACTAGGCTTGTCTGGCGTATGCCAAGACTTTTTAGCGTTATATGGATTAGGTACTTCCTCTTGTTGTACTTCTGACATTCTCAATCTCCTTCACGGGGCTTGTGTCTTGCAAGGTAGCCATATTAACTCCGTCGAGTTTATGGGGCTTGTCTTACCAAGGTAGCCGTAAAAATTATTGAAGACTAGGCATCTTATTTGCACCCATCATAAGCTTTTTGATTTCCTCGTCGGTTTTAGAAAGAGGTGAATCTTGCTGTTCAGAGTCTTTTTGCATATAGCCGCCAATAGCCTTCATTTGATAACCGCCATCATAAGCACGTTCAGCATCATCCATCATTTGTTGGAGATTTTCTGCACCAATCTGGTCGGTCGCTTTTCTGGTAAATACAAACTCTCCATCACTCAAACGAGCGGGGATAGAATCTGATACACCAGTTCCGGGGCCTTCGACTTCTCCAGCACCCGAAAACTCACTAGCAGTAAGAATTACTTGATCTAAGATGTCTGCTAAACGATCATCTTTTTGTAATGCTTCTACTAAATAATCTTGATCTGAGCCTGATAAGGCTTCATCCATAATATAATCTATATAATCATCTTCCATTTCATTATCTGGAAGCTGTGAAGCCAGTGCTTCATCCATTTCATCTTCTGGTATGTTAGGATAGGTATCTACTGGCATACCTTCAGGAGGCATCATTAAAGAGCCTTCTGCTTTATTTTCACGTTCTTCAACAAAAGTTTTATAAGTAGAATCACCTAACTTAAAATTATCTATTTTAGATTTTAAATCTTCAGGAATAAATTTTGTTTCTTGTGGAAAATTTTCATTACTTCTTGCAAATCTATTTTTAATATCAAATTTTAAATCTTCTAATTCTTCTTCAGAAGTTGCCTTACCTAGTTGTTTAGCAGCTTGAATTACAGCCTCTCTATCAGTATACTTTCCCTCTTGTAAAAGTAAAAATGCTGCACCTATATGCTCTTTAGCAGTAATACCGCCACCTTCATTAAAAACTCCACGACCTTTCAAGACATCTGCCTGAGTAACTTCTCCATCGCCTGTAAGGTCTGGAAAAGCTCCTTTTGCCAAAGGCTGTCTTTCAAATCTTTCAGCAGCTTCATTCATTTTACGCTGCATTTCTTCTTGCTCCATTTGCCTTACCATAGCTTCTACTTTATCAGGCGTAGGAACCATGTTATTGGCTTCTAAACGAGCCTTAGCATTTCTTTCTAGTTGAAGAAGCCTTTGACGCTCATTGTTGTCTGCTGCGGCTTTTTTAGCTGCTAAAGATGCTTGAGTCTTTTCTGGATCAAAAAGACCACCTTTTTCCATTTTAAATCTATCTAAAGCTTTTAAAGCACCCATTACATTGTAGCTATCACCATCAAAAACAAACTCATCTTCTCCTGCTTTTGCAGCTTTTTGAGCAGCACGTTTAAATCCAGAGTTACTATAAGTCGTCACTCCTGATTTTGTTTCTTTTGTTACAATAGCTCCTTCCATTGGTAAATCTTCGATAGAATAAGAAACTTTAGAATCTTCATCACTTCCAAGCAAAGAACTTATACCAGTTCCTAGTCCTGTTAAAAGTGTTGCACTACCAAGACCTTCTAAACGCCCTGTTGTTTGGGCACTTTTTTCAAAAGCTGCTGTTCGGTCTTTACCAATAACTGCGCCTCTGTTTTTTGCTGTGGCACCGGGAGTGTCTTCTGTAATTCCTTGAGCTTTATCTAGAGCTTCTTTAGTTTTTTTATCTAATTTTTTATAAGCCTGTGTGCCTTTTTTGACTCCAGCTTTTATAAGCTCAGCTATAACTTTAGCTCCTGCAAAGTATTGTTCACGCTCTGGTGGATTTAACATGCTTTTACCACCATTTGATTTTGTTTTTCTTGGCCCTAGTTCTGACATGTAATCTCCAAAAACTTCAAGGTCATCATCAGATAAATTATTTTTAAATTCTCTAAGATCTTTTGCATTTAACGTAGACATATATTCAAAAATATCATCATCATCAAAAACAAGAATATTTTCTGCTACTTCTTTAGGTGACATATCTTTTATCATGCTGCTAGTATTTTCTGCAATATAAGCAGAGTACTCATCAGCTAAACCTATTTTAGCTTTATTTTTAGTTGATAGATTTTCTAAAATACTTATAGGCATTTCATCCAAAGCATATGGATTAGAATTAATTTCATTGATAATAATATCTTCTGCTTCTGCCTCATCTTTAATAGCTTTTCGTCTTTGCGCTGTTTTCTTAGGAAGCTCTTTAGCTAATAATTTTTCTGCAAAGTTAATAATATTTTTACTTGCGACTTTACCTAAACTACCTACAACGTACTTTTCACGCTCTGGAGGATTCAACATACTTCTAGTCATATTCTTTCCTATTAAGTGCTTCGTCTACTTGCTCAGGTAAAGTTTCTAGTCTAGCCAGAAAACTCAGCTTCCCCTGACTGCGGAACAGATCCAGTTCCGATGTTGCCGCCACCAGTACCTGTAACTCCAAGGTCTTGAGGTTGCTCAGGTACTCCTTCAGGGCCTCCCATGATTCCTTGTTCTTCACCACCGGGGCCAGCTTGCGAGCTAGGGCTTTGTCCAACATTATTTTGCATTCCTATAATCTTAGCCATCATTGCAGCTTCTTCAGGGTCATTCATTAGCTCTTCTGGGTCTAAGTCTAAACTGTATGCCAGTTCACTAATAAGCTTGTTCATCTTAATAAACGGAGCTACAGCAGGGTTAGCTGCGGTCTGGAGGAACATCGTAAGTCTTTGAGAGCGTACTTCCTTCTGCATCAAGCTATTTGTACCTGTAGCCTTAACTTCTAAATCACCATCAATACCAAGTTTATAGTCTGAAAATTGCATGTTCCACTGAAAGTATGCTTCACCTAAAGGTTTCAATAGGAAATCATCAAGATTCTTAATAACAGTTTTAATATTCAATGAGGCTGCACCAAGCAACATAGACATGCCTGATGCGGTACGTGTCATGCTTTGTACGCCTGTTTGACCGTGACTATAAGACGGAATACCTGTTTGTTCATCTGCAAGCTGTCGGAATTTATCAAACATCTGCATATTTTCTACAGTAGTGTTTGGAAACTTCAAACCATTAATAGCTTGTCCGGGTACACCCGCTTGCCGTCTAAATACTTTACCCGGATAAATTTCCATACTCTGACCACCCACAAGGGCAGTTTCATCGACATCAAAGATTACAGAGCCTGATAAAGCCAGATTATCAATAGCCATACGTGCATGACCATTCATAATCTTTTGAGAGTCATCCATGTTTTCTGCTACGCCTATACCAAAAAAGCTATAGGGGTTTTTTTCATAGCTGAACGCATGGTACGGAATACGGAAAGGAGTAAATGGATTTATAACACTGCGAAGCATTTGACCATTACAAATCCAAGCATTGATCTGTACTTCATCTAGGTCATCTACTTCGTCAGGAATATCCATACCCACTTGTCGGCAATATTCTGCATCCATGACACCCCAGTATTCTAGTACTTCATATTGAGATGAACCATATTCATCATTACGATTATCATCTTTTAATTCTTGTTCGTAATCTTCTTCTACGTAATTAGGCCCCATCTGGAGGCAAGTACGAATAGCTTCTTTGTCAAAGTAAGGCATTTTACCAAGACTACGAAGCTGGGTACGGTTCATTCGATGACGGTGGAATACATACTCTGACTCATCAACATTTGTTGCGTTGGGGTCTGGGAAAAAGTCCCAGATACTAACAAACTCCAAACGAGGAACCCGCACATCAACAGGAGAATAAGTTCTTGTGCCGTCCTCTCCTTCCGTCCATCGGTGGAGGGTTTTGTTAAAATTGAATGGCCCTTTAACGATTCCTGTGCCGAATAAAGCTGATTCAAATAATGCGTTTCTGATTTCACTAGCGCCGTTTGACTCCTCAATTTGATCGTGAATAAGTTTTTCCATGCGTCGTGCGGCTTTTTGTGCAGGACTTAACTCAAGTACTTGAGGGTCTGGTGAAGGCCCTTCAACAAGCATATCTTTTTCTTCTGCTTGTTTGTCAAGTTGTATATCTTCAAATTTACCTGCGGCAAAAGTAGCACCGGGCTTTAACACACGACCATCACCCTCGTAGCCTACATCATAAGGATTTTCAGGTGCTTTTTCTTCAGGAGTCTGCCCTTGAGAAGTTTCAATGCCCGGTGAAGCTGTTGCGTCTATGTGCCCATATTGAGGAACACCTTCAGGCATCTTAGTTTCACTAATACCAATAGGAAACTTATTAGCACCAAACACTACGTCTACGAGTTGACCAAAGGCTGCAAGAACTTTGGTCTTAGTTACTTTAACAAACACTCTAGATTTTTCAGATTCTCTAAAGCGTACATTCTTGCCATATAGTCCACGATAGTTATGGTAGGCTGTAAGCCACCGTTGCTCATCTAAGTCGCGGGACATCTTAGCAGAAGTATAGCGGTCATTAATAAGACCTACTAAGTTGTTACGCAGGTTTTCTTCCAGCGTAAGCTGTATACCATCTTCGTTAGGTACATCTTCAAAGTAGATGTTATTAGATGTTAGGTTAGTTTCTGCCATTAATATCCAAACTCCGCATCAACGGGTGTGTATGCCTGTTCCATTCTCATGTTTCTAAACTGACTAAATATGTCATTAACTTTAGGTCTTGACATAATTAAATATCTTAGCGCATCATAAGCATGATCAGGCGCATGTGTATCTACATCTTCTGGGTTAGATTTATCCAGAGGAAGACTTTGGAGTTCGCGTATCAAGTTGGGACAGCTATTAAATATCTGTATCTTAGGTCTGCCACTTGGTTGCACTCTCAAGTATTCGTGGATTTGTATCTTCCCTTGTATTCTATTTTTATCTGCTCTACGTAGCTTATGCCCCGCTCGTTGAAGTGTCTCTCCAACTGTAGGGCCTGTTGTACCTGTTCTATTCCATGCTGCTGTATCAAGTACTCCCGGCACAGAAAAAGGGTCTGTTAGCTCCATGTTAGTAATCATCTGAGCTAAATCAACACCTGTCAGTCCTTTCCGATAAAGTTCCCTATATATAATAAGTGTACCATCAGTGGGATCAACAGCGCCCCAAACACAAGCAGATTCTGAAGCGTATCCGTAGTCAATTCCTTTTACCCTTTCCCAACCTACTGGGATCTCAAATGGGGTTATAACATGCTCCATTACATCAAACTCTGTAAAGGCAGCACCCTCTGTAATGTCCCAGTTACCTTCTAAAAGCTGTTTACGCTGTACATCTGGTAGAGCTTTTAGCATCTGTTCATATCTGCCGTCTGTAGCAAGATATGGGTTATCTTCTAGTCTAGCCGGTATAAAACGTCGTGTCAACCCATCTTGGCCTGTAAAACTTTGATTAGGCTCTGATGGATTCACATAACGCTTCTTTACCCATGTTGCACCAGCACCACCGGGGTTAGCTGTACAACGCATGTACGGCGTAATCTCAGGGTCTGTAGTACGTAGTCGTGACGCTAGGTAGTTCCAAGAAAACTCTGTTGATAGGTGAGTAATCTCATCAAAACCAATCCAACTATAAGCTTGCCCTTGATAGCGGTACACATCTGCATCTCTTTCAAGGAAGCCAAACTCTAGTTTAGCACCACTAGGGAATGTCCAGATCTTTTCAACTTCTCTGAACTTACACCCCGGAAAAGCCTTCGGGTATAATTCCCTAGACTTATCTATAAGCTCCCTGAGTTCAGGCATAGAGCGTCTTAACACTAACGCTCTGTGGGCTGCCCTGTGAGCGAATCTCAGGGGATCTACGAGCATAGCATAGGACTTACCACCCCCTGCTGCGCCACCATACAGTACATCCGTTTCAGGAGCCGCTAAGAAGTCTGTCTGCGGCCCATCATTAGGTCTGAAGATAACATTCTCTAATGCTTCTTCTTTTACATTCTTAGGAAGATTTTCAATAGTATCTTCTGTAAGAACTTTACCTTCTTTAGATGTCTCTTTGTTATCTAATTTAGCTAGTGTGGATCGTGAAGCCTTTAAAGTATTCTTTTGACTTTTTAGTTTAGCTTCAGCTTTAGCAATAAGTTTTTCTTTTTCTCTTATAGCCTTATTAGCTTTCATCCTAGCTTGGGTAGCTCTACTATAGTTATAACCTCTAGACTTGCTTCCCTTTTTACGTCCTCCACGTTTCTTTGGAGTACCGTCTACTTTTAAGATAAAGTTACCATCTTCATCTTTTAAGTAGTCATCTGGATTAACTTCCCAATCTTTCATGTATAATTTTCTTTAATCCCTGATGACTTAATCGTCTACCTGTTTTATGTTCTAACCATGCAGAGCCTTCACGAAGACTTAATACTTGGTCTTTAACTAAAACAGATATTTCCTCTAATGCTTCAAGTTGTGCTGAAACCTCTTCAAGCATTTTAGGATTATCTTTAGATATAACATATCCAAAGGGTATTACACTGCTACGCTTCGGAATGCTCAATTATAACTTCCTCTTTAGCAGGTAATATAAAAACACCACCTTGAACTGTATGGTTAACATCTAACCTGTCCGATTTACCTAGTCCAATCCGATCTAATATTGTTTGTGCTGCTTGAAGTCGGATATTGGCTTGAGGAATTGGCTGGTCAGAGTTCATAACCTCAGTAAGCTTTAGTGCAGCTTGCGGAGCAGATTGCGCTAGGATATTTGACGCTAGGTCTATTATTTCATTTTTGAGTGACTTGGTAACCTGCCAATGATTCCCAGAATAACCTGCAAGTTCGGCTGCTTTCTTTGGATCACCTCCTACTTCCATAAGATGGCCTAGAAAGTTCTTTTGTTTCTCTGTTAATTCCTTTTTCATATAAAACAGTATAGGGTTAGATTTAGCATTTGTCAACTACTTTTTAACTTGACAAATGCTAAATCTGAGGCTATACTAATTATGTAACCCACCGGGGTTGCATATAGATATATAGGTAACTATAAAGCCCTGCCAAAGTACTTTTAAGCCCTGCCAAAACACTCTTTAGAGTCCCACCTAAAATAGGGGTAGATAGCCAAACCCTAGTTGACACTTCAAAGTTTCGTAAAATGTTTGAGATTTAGTATATATATACGGGTGGGGGTATGGGCACCTGCCCGCCCCTCAGTAATACTCCAGAATACTTCAAAGATTACTAAGTGTACATTCCAGAGTACTCTAAAGTATTCCCAAAGGGAAACTCCAGAGTAGTTTACATTCCAAAGAGGACTGTGAAGAGACAGTAAAGTAAACTTTTACTCCAGAAAACTACAAAGGATTTCAAAGAGTTAACTAGTTTTCACGAAGCAAGCCCAGCGATCCCAGCAGATCATCCCAAGTATCCCTAAGGATACTCCCTCCAAAACTCCAGAACCGCCAAAAACCCAGCAAACTCAGGGCCGATTTGGGCCGTTTCTAAATCTTCGCCTGTTTTAGCGCGGAGCCTTCGGCTCTTCACGCGGGAAAAATCACGCGCCAGATTCCGTTGACATCGTTTTCGGCTTCCGGCAACGTTGAAAGGGCTGGCGGCGAGGTCAGCATGACAATTAAATAAAACTACTTCAGGAGAAGAGTACACATGAATAATTTCGCAAACATCGACGCAAATCGTCCTGCCACTTTCAAGCAGTTTGAGTTCGCAGTTTACAAAGTAACTCAAGGGGTGGCGAAGACTCGCAAGATCAGTGAGAAAAAAGCGGGTAAGTTAAACCCAGAGTTTAAGATTCTGAAAGCCCGTGTGTCTGCCGCCACTGCGAAATACTACGGCGACCAAGGTCAGCGGATGTCCCACGGCGATGCTCAGAAGTTTATCACTACCGGCGAACTTCCGAAGGAAATCCTTGAGCTAGTTCAGACTGGCAGCGTCGAAAAGCCGAAGGCTTCACCCAAGCCAAAGGCTCCCAAGAAAACTGCGGAGCAGGAAGAACTTGAGCGACTTCGCAAGGAAGTTCAAGCTTTGCTTGCAGAGCGTGACGCTAAGTCCCAGTCTAAGCCTAGAAAGCCTACGGCTAAGGAAGCTGCTGCCGCAATCGCTGCCCTACGCAGTTAAAATTATCACGCCCCTCTTCGGAGGGGCTTTTCAGGAGTTTTAATGAATTTTATTTTTTTAAGTTTTATTGTTTTTTTTACTTGGGCAGTTCTGCTGGCCCCAGTGTTAATTAATCTAACCGTACACGTTTAAGGATATATTATGTCAGTTTTTTCCACATTCACTAATTTAACTCATGCTGAAAGAGAATTAGTAATATTCGATGAGGCTTTTCGGGAAATCCACACCCAGTTAAGATTAATTGAAAATTATCCCGAAAGGCTGGAGGGAGTTAAAGATTTATTAAAAGATAAAACTTTTAAGAATAATTCCTGTCAGGTCAGTGAGTTTGATCTGGCTCAGGTATTACTACTTGTAGTCAATCGGATTCAAGCCATCGAAGATTAGTTTTTAATCTTAATTAAACCTACAAAGGGCGCTTCGGTGCCCTTTCGTCGTTAGAGCGATTCTAAAGCGTTTTCAGGAATACTGGTAGGATTGCCCTAGTGTTAAACTAAAACGGCTTAGGATTGAATTCTGAGCCTCTCAGGAGTATATATTTGCAGTGTTCTAGATGTGGTGCTAGTAAACCTAGTGGTCTGCTAGTAAAAGTAAAAGATAAACTCATATGCGTGACATGTGCGCTCAGGCTCACGTTACTGACTTGACAGGTCGGGGAAGATGTGATTGTTTAGGGGTGGATAGCGGAAAAGTAATTTAACTAGGAGTGAATAGTGACTTACAAACAATTAAAAATATGGCTTGACAGTCTTGATGCGGATGAATTGTCAAGGGATGTCGCAATTGAATTTAACAGAGAGTTTTATCCTGTTGTTAAGTATCCTTACTTTGTTGATGCCGAACAATGTGATGTGTTTGATGAAGGCCAGTTAATTTTAAAGGTGGATACATATGAGTAACTTAATAACATCAGAGTCTTTAGAGCTTTTAAGATCTAATAAGACATATTATATGTCTACTAAACAACCTCTTATGGGGTTTAATAGTTCTGTAAAGATCTCTAAAGGTCTTAAAAAATTTGATTATACCACAGGAATCTTGTACTTGCAACCCTCAAATGCAGTTTCTGTTAAAACTTTTTGTCCGTTTGCTGACCAAGCTGGCTGTAAGGATGATTGTTTAGGTAAAACTTCTGGACGTTTAGTTATGTCACCAGTTCAACGTGCGATGACTAGGCGATCTTTGCAGTATGTTCTTGATCCTGACGGGTTCAAGGAAAGGTTACGACACGAAATAATTAAAAATGAAAAGGATAACTATTGCATTCGGCTCAATGGTACCAGTGATATTGATTGGTCTGATCTGATTGCTAGTTTACCTAACGTACAGTTTTATGATTATACTAAAGTTTTCAAGAGGTTAGAGCGTAATACTTTACCTAATTATCACTTGACATTTTCAGCATCTTTCAAGAGCGACAAGACAATTAAACAAACTAAGGAGGCAATCAAGCGGCAATATAATGTAGCAATTCCATTGAACACTAAAGAATGCAAGGGCGAATTCAAGCGGCCCACTGAGCTTGTCATTAATAATGTAACTAAAGAGTTACAAAATTTTGACACTACCGATCTTAGGTTTCTTGATAAGCCCTCTAGTGTAGGCACTTTAACTCGCAAGGGTTCTAGTATAAAACAAAGATTGGCTGAGATGGCTGGCCCAAGTTTCTTTGGGAATCCTTCTACGCTTGCGTTACTGGCTTGACACGGTTTGGCGGGGCTGCTAAGGTGGCTCCGTCATCACGACAAAATAATTTAATTTTCAGGAGTTCACATGAACACAGTTACTTCCTTATTTTCAAACAATCGCCACATTGATACCTTGCGTGATGCTGGTTATGGTGAGGCAGACTTTCAAGTCTCTTCCTCTCCAGTATTATACAAGGCGGAAGGCTTGGGTAACTTTGGAAATATAAACAAGCTTGAAGGTAAGCATGTATATTACCGCGAAGATACCGGCGATGCTTTGGCGATCCACGGTGAGCGATACAAGCCAGTATCACATACCCGAATGATTGATACCGCTCGTAATGTATTGGAGCGCAGTAATTTAGATCTTAATGGTATTAAGGAAAACATCCAAGTCGGCGACGGCGGTGCAGTTTGTTTTATTCGCCACCAGCTGCCTAATCATGAAATTGTAACTCCCGACGGTGACACTGCGATCCTTGAAATGTTACATATCAATTCATTTAATTCAGTGTGGCCCTATCAGGCTACTGTCGGTGCCATGCAGAATGCTTGTACTAATCATCAAGTATTTCTTGGGCAGACCGCTGGAATCTACAAGGCTCGACACACCAACAAGCTCAGTGTAGATCATGGCGCTAGTCAAATAAATAAGATAATGGATGTCCTTGACACTCAAAATGAGATCTGGGCTGAGTGGTCTAAAATACCAGTGGGTCGCAAGGAAGCCTTTAGTTATATTGCAGAGGCGACAGGCTCTAAGTTTGCACTTGGTAAACTAAAAGAGGGTGAAGATACTTATTCAATCATGTCCATGCCGACAGCATATAATAATTCTTCTTTAGTTTATGCTTGGACTCTGTACATTGAGCGATACAAGCGATCAATGGGTGAAACTTACTGGGCTGTCTACAATGCTTTGACTGATTGGTCAAGCCATCATGTAGGCACTAGTAAGAATAAAATTGATATTCCAGTTGCTCAGGTAAAGAAATCTGAGAAGGTTCAGCAGGTAATTACAAGGTTCCCTCTAGCGGCATAGGCTCTCCTGACACCCTGAGCATGGTGAAAAACTGCTCACTTAATATAACCCCCGGTAATAGAAGATTGATATGGATGAAAGGATAGAAAATTTATTTGGCCTTGATCGTCAAAGTTTTAATGGGCTTTTGTGTGGTGTAAATGAATCTAGTGTGCATACTAGTGTCGTAGGAAACTCATTGTTTGTTTTATATTTTGATGGTGATATGGGCTGTGCTTTATTCTCTAGCGGAAGTGAGGCTTTTGATGAGGATGGTTTGCGATTAGAATTAATTGACTGCGCTTGGTGTGATCTAAAACTTGATGAGATGTTATTTATTCAACAAATTTTTAAGTCTTTCTATAAAGAGGTAGGCAATGTACACTAAAGATATTTTAATTAATGGATTTCACGACAATCAGGACAGTGATTACATCAGCGAGTGTATACAGGCTGAGTTAATTGATAGAGGATACAAGCCTGAAAGTTTTTCTTGGGCCATAAGTGTTACTATTTTTGAGGAAGATGAAAATGAAAACTAGAATCCATGTTAATCAACATAACATTAAAGCTAATGCTAAGGGCGCTGAGTTGCCAGTGATTACTGTCAAGGACTATAAACAAAATAGAAAGGCTAATCATGCCGCTGTTGTAGACTCTGAAGGTAAGCCACTGGTTAGTGTTTACTACTGCCCTGATAGCCCGCTACCTTGTGGCGCTAAAGTTTGGATCGAAACTGAGTTGGAGGTTGTGACCGTTGGATAAGATAGATTTGTTTGTAGATCATTTTGTAATTTACTCTGATAGTCGGGAGGCTTTGATACTCAACAGCAATGTCGATAACTTCAAAAATAACTTGCGAGAGTTGATCTCTTCTGAGGTTAGAGATGCACTACTGGAGCGTGTGAAAGTTTTAGATTATGACATGAAACTGGCTGAACGTAATCGCCATGTAAGTCCTCAATATGATAGACTTAGAGATGCTAGGACTGCCTTGATGAGACTGCACAATGATCTTCTTTGGAATAAGGAAACTGCATGAACATATTTTATATTGATACTTGCCCTGTCAAGGCTGCACAAATGCAGTGTGATAAACATGTAGTTAAAATGATTTTAGAATCTGCACAAATGCTCTGTGCTGCACACCATGTTGAGGGTGACGGTAATGTACCTTACAAGCTGGCCCATAAAAATCATCCCAGCACTGTTTGGACTCGCACTAACAAGAAACATTATCAGTGGCTCTGGGATCACATGATAGCCTTGGGTGAGGAATACACTAGCCGCTATGGTAAGGTACATATGACCATTACTAAGTGCGCCGAAGCTCTCAAGAATCCTCCTGAAGCTGTGCCAGATATTGAATGGACTGATCCACCACAGTGTATGCCTGATGAGTGTAAGCGAGAGACTTCACTGGCTGGGTACACTGAGTATTATTTTAATTACAAACCAAAAGTTATAGACATGCGTTGGATGGGAGTTAAGTATGAGTGATATATTTTATAGATCTCTTAAAGATTATCACAACGCTCTAGATAAAATGTATTCCAAACGAAACTGGCCCAGCGGCGCAAGATCAGAACCCGCACCACACATAGTTGAAATTATAAAACTGTATCGAAGGGGCTTTACGAATGCCCAAATCTCTGCTAAGGTGGATAAACCACGCAGGATGGTAAAAGAAATTATTAGAAGGTCTGGGTGTAGATAGTGCAAAATTTAATTGATATATCAAATCATATTCTTTGTCACTCTGCAATTTATTGTGGCTATGAAGAAATCAATGATGAGATGCAAGAAGAAGCAGTAGGATTGCTTTTAAGACATGGTGATTTTGTAAAAGACTTTGTTAAAATTTATTTAGATGTACAGGAGGAAACAAGGAATGAGTGCTACTGATACTAGGGAAGAGTTCTGTAGTATGGTGGATGATTGGTGGTGCCAGTTATTTGCTATGCGTTTAGGCGCTCCACTACCTTCAGAAAAAATTAAATTTAGATTTATAAGTTTTGTTGAGGAGCGTTGTTCCGAAGTAGATAGCTGGCGCATAACTGACGATGATCTTTCTAATTTATTTCCTGAATTTATTGATAGGCTAGGCGAATGGTAGAAGATATTTTAAAATTAAAACAAATGTTGCTAAATCCTAAGCGTAGTGACGAGTTCGATACTTGGTATTATCTTGACGGATGGCGTATGTGTACTGTAAAAGTTGGAAATAAAAGAGGTATAGTAACTCCCAAGTTTGGTCGTGGTAAAATTACTCTAGGTATGAGGCAACTTAAAGAAGATCTAAACAATCTTTACTGGTATGCAGCACGTTGTCATGCTAGTAGGGATGTTAAGAAAAGACCCAAGAATTGGGCAGCACATTATGCTTGACAAGCTGGTGTGTATCATGTATCGTCAACAAACCAAAAACATAGGAGTATATAAATGGTACTAGAAGGCATAGCTTATTGGGCTAGTGTTACTTCCCCTAATACAACTTTCGAGCCTGTCTACACAGTAAACTTGGTAGTGTCTGAAGAAAAAGCTGATGAGCTTAGATCTCAGGGTATCAAGGTTGTTGATAAAGAAGAAGGGCCTACCGTAGTTGTAAAGCGTAAGGTAAATGGGCCTAATGGTATGATTCGTAACGCACCAAAACTATTGGATGCTCAAAAGCGACCAATGGATTGTAAGGTGGGTAATGGATCTAAAGTTAAGGTTCAATATAAGCCTTGGGAAGTTACTCGCAGCGGTGCAGTCTATCGTGGATTAGACTTTCAAGCCATGCAGGTTTTAGAGCTTGTTAGTTATTCTGTAGATGGCGACGAGTTCGACATTGAAGATGATGAAGAGGAGATTTCAGAACTATGAGTGAAGCTAAAAATACAGTGACCTATAAAGACGTTGAGTACAATGTGTCAGATTTATCTGATCGTGCCCAACAACTTGTAGGTCTTGTACAGATGGTGCGTGAAGAGGCTGGTGGTCTACAGGCCAGACTAGCTATCCTTCAAGGCGCTGAAGTAAAGTTCTCTGAGGAACTTGAAGGAGAGTTTGATGGTATGGTTGATGAACCTGATGATCAACTAGAACTAGAACTCTCTGGTCTTGACTAAGTTAAAGGGGCTTCGGCCCCTTCTTTTTATGCGGAGATAGTTAATGTCATTTGTAAAATATCACCAACCTTGCCCGTTATGTAACAGTAGTGATGCTGCTAGTATAAATGCGGATGGTTCTGCATATTGTTTCAGTTGTTATGTGCGTATACCAAATTATGATAATCAAGAGGAAAGAGTGGAAGATTTTAAGACTTACAAAAACAATTCTATGAACAACAACGAAGGATCTTTTACGGCCCTCACAGACCGTAGTATCTCATTAGAAACAGCCAAAAAGTTTGGTGTTAAATCTACTACCAATGTCGATGGTTCTATTAAGTCTCATCTGTACCCATACTACATTGCAAATGAAATGGTTGGTACTAAAGTTCGAGATTGTAAAACAAAAGAGTTTATTTGGAGAGGATCTCCCAAAGGAACTACATTGTTTGGTCAACAGTTATGGCAGAACGGAGGTAAGTTTATAACCCTTACAGAGGGTGAGTGCGATGCTATGGCTGCTTATGAGATGATGGGTTCTAAGTGGCCTGTAGTTTCAGTTAAGAACGGCGCTGGTGGTGGAGTAAAAGATGTAAAAGAAAACTTACAGTTCCTTGAATCCTTCGACAATATTGTTATTGCATTTGATAACGATAAGGTAGGTAAAGAGGCGGCACATAAGGTTGCTAGATTGTTCCGTCCGGGTAAAAGTAAAATAGTTCTTCTTCCCGAAGAGTTTAAAGACCCTAATGATATGCTCAAGAATAACCGTGGCGCTGCGTTTATGGCAGCATGGTGGGCAGCTAAGACCTACACACCTGCCGGTGTCCTTGACATCACTGAGATGAAGGAAGAGTTCTTTAAGAATGATGAAAAGGAATCTATCCCGTATCCTTGGACGGGCCTAAATGAAAAGCTTTTCGGTATGCGACAAGGCGAGTTAGTTACTTGGACAGGCGGCTCAGGTCTTGGTAAATCTAGCGTAACCAGAGAGCTTGAACACTGGCTGTTAAAGACAACCAAGGATAACGTAGGTATCTTGGCCTTGGAAGAAAACTGGAAGCGAACAGTATTTGGCTTGCTTTCCATTGAGGCTAACAAAAGATTATACATAAAACAAATAAGAGACGAGCTACCGGCTGGAGAACTATCAAAGTATTTTGATAAACTCCATGATAAGGAAAACGCCCACAGGCTTATTGTACACTCTCACCTTGGCGTTCAAGACGTAGAGGAATTGTTTTCTAAATTACGATACATGATTATTGGTCTGGATTGTAAGTGGATTGTAGTAGACCACTTAGGCATGATGACTTCAGCTATGGGCGAAGGCGATGAGCGTAGAGCTATTGATAATATTATGACTAGGCTACGATCCTTGGTGGAGGAAACAGGTGTTGGAATGATGCTTGTATCTCACTTACGGCGTGTCGATGGTAACAAGGGTCACGAAAATGGTGTTGAAGTATCATTGTCACACCTCAGAGGCTCTAATGGTATCGGTCAAATATCAGACTGTGTTATTGCTCTTGAGCGTAATCAACAATCTGATGACCCGATTGAGGCTTCGACAACTCGTATGCGTATCTTAAAATCTAGATATACTGGTGAGGTAGGTCTTGCAGGACACTTGCTTTATGATAAGGATACTGGTAGACTCAATGAAATATTTGTAGATGAAAAAGATGAGGAAGTAGAACTTTGAAACAATTAGTCTTTGATATTGAAACGGACGATGTTAAAGCAACAAAGATCTGGTGTATATGCACACTGGATGTGGATAGTGGAGAAGAAAAAACATTTACTTATGAGAACCTTGACGAGGGTATAAAGTATCTTGAGTCAGCAGATAAACTGATAGGCCACAACATTATAGGTTTTGATATACCTGTAGTGGAGAGACTAGCCAACGCAGACTTATCAGATAAAAAAGTTGTAGATACTCTTGTGCTTTCAAGATTATTTAATCCTGTACGTGAGGGTGGTCACGGTCTTGAGTCTTGGGGCTACGCTTTAGGTGTTCCTAAGATTGAGTTCGACCAGTATGATACTTTCTCTCAGGAGATGATTGATTACTGTGTCCAAGATGTCAGGCTAAATTTTAGAGTCTTTGAAGAATTAAAAAGGCTTAGTAAAGGATTCAGTCCTGAGTCAGTGCAGATAGAGATGGAAACATACAAGGTAATCTGCAAGCAACGGGACAAAGGTTTCATGCTTGATCTACCCAAAGCACAGTCATTATTGGCAGAACTTAATTTTAAAATGGATGAGGTAGTCAGTAAGGTACATGAAAGATTTCTTCCAAAGAAGCAGACCACCTATTTGTACCCACAGTTTTCAAAGACTGATAAGCTTTTGAAGACATGTGTTACTAACTTTGGAAAGAAAAGCAGGCTCAACCCTCTTGAATTTAGTCAGATGGAAGAAGCTGTAAATACTCGTGGTCGTAATGTAAAGATACCCCGTGTTGAACTAACGGACTTTAATCTAGGATCTAGAAAACAAATAGGTGAGTATCTAATTGAGTTTGGATGGAAGCCTACAGTTTTCACACCCACAGGCCAGCCGCAAGTAGATGAAAAGATACTTTCTAAAGTAGACATACCAGAGGCAGGATTTATCTGTGACTACCTCATGTATCAAAAGCGAATAGCTCAGATAGAGTCTTGGTTAAAATGTGAAGAAGATTCTAGGGTGCATGGGTTCGTTAATAGTAATGGCACTATTACAGGGCGTATGACACATAACAGTCCTAATTTAGCACAGGTTCCTAGCAGTAGTTCTCCTTATGGAAAGGAGTGCCGCGCTTGCTGGACTGTTCCAAAAGGATATAAATTAGTTGGTATTGATGCCAGCGGTCTTGAGCTAAGAATGCTTGCTCACTATCTTAATGATGAGGATTACACTAATGAAATCGTTAACGGAGATGTCCATACAGCTAACCAAAGATCTGCGGGACTTGAATCAAGAAGTCAGGCTAAGACTTTCATCTATGCCCTCCTATACGGAGCAGGAAATGAAAAGCTTGGAACAGTGGCTGGAGGAGGTGCAAAGCTTGGTGCAAGACTTAGAAAATCATTCTTCGATAATCTTCCATCATTCAAAGCTCTTACGACTAGAGTTACAGCAGCGTCTTCAAAAGGATACCTCAAAGGACTAGATGGACGTAAAGTTTATGTAAGATCCAGCCACGCAGCACTTAATAGTTTACTTCAGAGTGCTGGAGCTATTGTAATGAAGAAAGCCTTAATGATCTTTAATGAAAAAATCAAAGACATGGACGCTCACTTTGTTGCTAATGTACATGATGAATGGCAGATTGAAGCAGAAGAAATGTGTGCAGACACTGTAGGTAACTTAGGTGTTGAAGCAATTATTCAAGCAGGTATCGAACTTAATTTAAATTGTCCACTAGATGGAGAGTATAATGTCGGAAGCAACTGGTCGGAGACACACTAATGCCTGAGATGATAGAAGAAGAGGAAATATATTTTAGATTAAAAGACAGCGAGGCAAGTGAACTTTTCTTAGCTTATGATTACGGCCCTGAAAGCTGGAGAATAGATAAAAATGGAATTCGCTGGGTGTATGTAACCGAAAATATGTGGGTGTCAGAACTAGGAGGTTGGGAAGAATGGTAAATAAAATTAATCCAAAAACAGGTAAGCCTTATTACTATAAAGACAATCCTGCAACTGTTAAGGCTAGGGATGCCCGAAGGATGTGGGTAAACGGAAAAGAAATATCTAAACTACATCCGCTTCACAAGCCGGGAAGATATAAAACTTTAGGCGAGGCAGCATTTAGTTCTCTAAAAGGGTATGAAACCATTAAAAGCGGTTTTATTTATATAATGCACAATCCAGTTTTTCCGGGCTGGGTCAAGGTTGGTATGGCTATTGACGCTGAAGATAGGATAAAACAATTTCAAACTGGATCTCCCTATAGAAACTATTCACTTATAAAGTCTTATAAAGTTTCTAACAGGCGCGAAGCCGAAGCTAAAGCTCACGAAGCTTTGACTGTTGAGGGGCGTGGACGCAGAGGCGAGTGGTTCTACATGGGAGCCAATGTAGCCGTTGACGAACTTGATAAATTATTTCCTGCTGGAGAACAACTTGAACTCTTTGAATAACCTTGTATCAGATATATACGATACACTGGAGCCTCTTTGTGACGGCAATAGTATAGATATACCCGACGAGCTAATAGACGAATTGGGAGATAATATAAAAGCTGTATTTAAGCAGTGGCAGAATGTGCCTGAAAGGAACAAAAAGTTTACACTTAGAATGTCTAACGTGGGCCGTCCTGCTAGACAACTATGGTATGAGAACAAAGCTGGCGCTAGTGGAAGAGGAAGTATAGAACCATCCACCTTCATCAAGTTTATGTATGGTCATATACTAGAAGAGGTGCTACTTTTCTTGGTTAAGATCGCAGGCCACGAGGTCAGCGACTGTCAAAAAGAAGTAAAGGTTAAGGGCATATCTGGTCATATGGACTGTAAGATAGATGGTGAGGTAGTGGATATAAAGACGGCTTCTGGCAGGGCCTTTCAGAAATTCTCTAATGGTACCCTACCAGAGGACGACCCCTTTGGTTACATAGCCCAGCTATCTGGTTATGAAGAAGCTGAAGGTACAGACAACGGAGGTTTTCTTGTTATAAACAAAGAGACAGGAGAGTTAGCTTTTTTCCAACCTGAAGAGCTTGACAAAATCAATATAAGCTCTACAATAGATAGACTACTTTCAACTTTGTCAATTGACACCCCGCCAGAGAGATGTTATAGTCCCACCCCTGATGGTAAATCAGGCAATATGAAGCTTAATAAGGGCTGTAATTACTGCTCTTACAAGTTCGATTGCTACGCTGATGCTAATAATGGAAAAGGCTTACGGGTATTTAGTTATGCCAAGGGGCCTGTGTACATGACAGAAGTTAAATCTCTCCCAAGAGTTACGGAGATTACTGATGAACTCTAAAGTATGTAAGAAAATATCCCGCCAAGCCGACGCAATACTTTTTGATTGGTTGAAAACTCTAGTGCCTGAAGAAGATCATGATAAAATAAATAAAAATAATTTTAAGCAATACTTGCCTGAAGCTAATTACTTTTATGCTAACAACTCTATAAGACTAAGTTTCTACAGCCCTCAGTGGGTTAGGAAACAACTCAAAAAGTTTGTTAAGCTTGGTTTGCGGATAGAAGATACAACTATGTCTGATTTAGAAAACTATGCAAAGCGGGGAGTAAGTCATTAGTACTAAAAAGAAAGCCCCTAGCGGTTGGCGCAAACCTAGAGTACCTCGCCCAAAGCTTGTAAAAAAAGACGGTAATAAATACGATTCTATCTGGGAAATGTTATTACATGAGTCTATTTTAAAAGATTGGGAACACCATACAGATTTAGTTCCTTATATTATAGAGCATAAATACGAGCCTGACTTTGTTAGAAAGATAGGTAGAAAGAAGATCCTGCTTGAATCTAAGGGAAGGTTCTGGGACTTCCAAGAGTACAATAAGTACATCTGGGTTAAAAAGATCTTGCCTAAAAATACTGAACTGGTATTCTTGTTTGCTAATCCTTCAGCCCCTATGCCGGGAGCCAAGCGCCGTAAGGACGGCACTAAAAGATCTCATGCGGAATGGGCAGAGGCTAACGGCTTCAGATGGTTTAGTGAAGAAACAATACCAGATAGTTGGATTGATCCTAAAGCCAGAGAATCTGAAGATTACAAGAAGAGAAATGACAAGCTTGATTTGGAAATGCAATGAGTATTGATAATATCACTCCACAGGAATGGAATAGAATGGCATTTAAGACTATAGAAGACGCTGCACCCAAAGAACATTTCTACTATGATGACGAAGACAACGAACCCAACCACCATCCAAGGTTCTCTGAGGAGGCTATGGCTAAGAGCTACGATGTAGTTAACCGACCAGAGCATTACAACAATGGCAGTATGGAATGTATTGAAGCTATCCAAGGTATGCTGACCCATGATGAGTACATTGGGTACTTACGCGGAAATGCCTTGAAGTACATGTGGAGGTTTAGATACAAGGGTAAACCTGTAGAAGATCTGCGTAAGGCTCGTTGGTACGAAGAAAAGTTAATTAATTATTTATTGGAGCATCCAAGTGAGCAGCTACGATAGAAAAGCTGAGAGGGTTGCTAGGTTTAATAAAAAGAAACAGTCCAAGAATAAAGCTAGGACTAGGGGCTACAGAAAAGAGCAGTTAAATGAAAAGGATGATGAGTATGACATCAAAAATTGGCAAGCAGGATTATCTAGGGATTCAGATTGATTACGATTTAGAAGATACTCTTAATAATTTTTCTCTGGAAACAATAAAAGATAGATACCTTTGGAAAGATGAAACACATGCCCAAGAAGCCTTCGCCAGAGCATCGGTCTACGGTGCAACGTATCAAGGACATACTGACTACAATCTTGCACAGCGACTTTACGACTACGCAAGTAAGAGTTGGTTCGGTTTTAGCACTCCTATACTTAGCAACGGGGGAACCACTCGTGGCCTCCCTATTAGCTGTTTTCTTAATTATGTTCCTGATTCAAGGCGTGGCCTATCTGACCACTATGATGAGAACATTTGGTTGGCAAGTGGAGGTGGAGGCTTGGGTGGATATTGGGGTGATGTTAGAAGCAACGGCGTTTCTACTGCTAACGGCAGTCAGTCTACTGGTAGCATCCCTTTCATGCACGTAGTGGACAGTCAGATGCTGGCCTTCAACCAAGGTGTAACCCGTAGGGGGTCATATGCAGCGTACATGGACATCAGCCACCCAGAGGTGGAGGAGTTTATTGCTATGCGTAAGACTACTGGTGGTGATCTAAACCGTAAGTGTCTTAACCTACACAACGGTATAACAGTAACAGATGAGTTTCTACAGGCTGTAAAGAATGATGACCAGTGGCGCTTGATTGACCCTAAGTCCAAGCAGGCCATCAAGACTGTATCAGCTAGGGACTTGTGGTGGCAGCTAGTGCATACTAGAGCAGAGACAGGTGAACCATACATTGTTAACCTAGATCGCTGTAATGAGGCTCTACCACAGCCACAGAAGGAGCTAGGGCTGGAGGTACGCCAGAGTAACTTATGCTCTGAGATTACCCTACCAACCAGTGAGCAGCGTACAGCAGTGTGTTGTTTGTCCA